GGAAATTCGCTTTAGGCCCCCCCTAGTAACCCTAGGGGGAACAACCTCTTGTTTTGTTCCAAAAGGTCCCCTCTCCAATGCTTTGGAGAGTCTGATTCTCTAAAGAGAATCGTGTCTGTCTATTTTTTAGCACAGACTGCAAGAAGGCTGTAGGCTTTCTTGCTTAGGTCCTCGAAAAGCCTAACAATACTTGACGAACCTACTTTATGTAGATTTGTCTTCGCGTTGTAAAGCAATGATCGAGCGATCTCTAACTTTAATCGACCATAAACACAGGATGTGTGGTTTAAACAACCATTCAACAAACTGTCGGGTCTCTGAAATCAGAGATTGGTACGCCACCGTCGATGGCGTTCTTATCCCTTTACTAATTAAGTAACAGGATACACAATTCAATTACAAAGTAATTGACATACTGATTAAAACAGTATTTGAGAGAGTTAGTAGAAACTACGCTCTTTTTATTTCTTAATTAAAAACATTTAAGAAACTTATCAGAAAATGGTTCATGGAAAAGAACTCTCTTCCTGATACTGCTAAGGAACTTGGTATTCCTTAGTTCAAGTAAATTTATAAAATTTACAAACCTTTCTTAATTGACTTTCCGTCAGTCCTCTTATTTACTTAAACAAGAGCCTGTGGAAAAGCCAACTATTAGATGGGTTAATAAAGTCTTAAGAAATTCTTAAAGACAATCACCTCTGATTATCAGAGGATTTAACTTAATCCTTTAGTTTTAAGTAATACCATCAATTTAAAAAATTTTGATGAATCTACCGCTAAAATCAGTACAGGTCCTACTTCAGTAATGGAGTAGACTGTCGAAAATGGTGGTGGTACCGGGTTTTTAGCCCGTTTATGTAAAACTTCTATAGATTTTACATATGATATATCTACACTTGGTAGATATACAGTAGTCAGGCATAGAGTCTCCACACCAAAAGATATTCTCGATTGGTGTATTGAACAAGCCTTGACTAGAAGGTAGATTACTACCTCTGTAAGAGTTTCAGTTGTACTGGAACCTTCTAAAGCTAGGACTATTACTATTCCTACTTTTGCATATGGGGTGATCTTATAGATTGCCAATCATATGTTAATACCTTGCATAATAAATGAAAGGTCAAAATCTGGTTTGAAAGAATCAGATCATATGTGGAACTTTTTGATTGATTAACTCAATCCGTCAAGCCCATTTATGGACACATTACTTAATTAGGATGTGTATGCTTTATCTACTGACCTTGAGGAGGCTACCGATTATGGTAATCCCTCAGTTTCGTCATAGATACTTTAGAACATTATTGAAAATGTTCCAACTAAGTTTAAAAAGTTTTTTAAACTTGCTAAATGGCTTTATTAGTCTCCTCGATATGTATTCTATGCAGATCAAGGGACACCAAAAGGTCATTTTAAACGTGTCATTAAGAAACGTGG